TATTTGATGAAATACATCCTTTTGAAGATTATGAGGATATAAAAGTTTTTACCTCTGGTTTTGGCAAAAGGAAACATGCTAGAACTTTTTATATTACTACAGATGGCTATGTTCGTGGTGGTGTTCTTGATGATTATAAAGATATGGCGAAGCGGGTCCTGGATGGAGAAATAGATGAGCTTGGTTTTCTTCCGTTAATCTATAAGATAGATGAAAAAGAAGAAGCTGGAAATGAGGATATGTGGATAAAGTCTTGCCCATCTATTGAGCATTTTCCTGAATTATACAAGGAAATGAAAAAAGAAGCCATAAAAATGGAATATCAGCCCCATATAGCGCAGGAGTTCTTAACTAAGCGGATGAACTTCCCAGCGAAAGATAATTTTACTGTTGTAGCTCCCTGGGAGAAAATTAAGGCAACAAACCAACCGATACCGTGCGAAGAACTTAAAGGGTTGCCCTGTATTGGAGCTATTGACTATGCCCACGTTAATGACTTTGCTTCGTGCGGACTGTTATTCAAATACAAAGGAAAAAGATATTGGATTGAACATACTTTTGTATGTCATAAAGCTCTAGAAATGGAAAGTAGACACATTAAATTTCCTGTTGAGGAAATGGTCAAAAAGGGATTAATAACTATAATCAGACGTGATTCCATTAAGGCTTCTGATATATCCGGCTGGTTTTTGGAACAGGCCAAAAAATATAATATCAAACATATATTAGCTGACTCTTATAGATTTAGCTTTCTAGAAGATGAATTCAAAAAACAAGGTTTACCACTTGATACAGTTAGAAGCGGGCCGGCTACACATTCAAAAGTACATCCGCTTGTTGAGTCAATGTTTGCGGAGGAAACTATTGTCTTTGGTGATAATCCGACCATGAGATGGTATGTAAATAATACTTATACCGAAACAGATGGAAAAGGCAATGTAACTTACCATAAGATAGAACCGAAAACCCGCAAAACTGATGGCTTTTTCGCTTTAGTGCACGCCCTTACACAAGATGGTGAATTACAAGAAGGCGGCGGGGATGTTATGGACTTTGAAGTTTATACTTATTAAGGAGGTGGAATATGGTTATATGGGACTGGTTTAGAGAGCAATTCAACAAAGATGACAATACATTAGAACTTGATGTTTTTATCGGGAGCATAGCATCAAAAATATATTATAAAGAATTAGCAATACAATCAGCTATTAATCTTATATCAAATGTCGTTTCAAGGAGTGAGTTTCAAACTTTTGAAGAAGGTAAAGAGGTTAAAAAAGATAATTATTACCTTTTCAATGTAGAACCGAACCCGAATAAATCAGCTTCTAAATTTTGGCGTGATGTCATTTCAAAGCTGGTATATGACAATGAAGCCCTTATTGTTCAGCAGGGTGGTTATTTTTATTGTGCTGATAGCTTTGAAGTTAAAAAGTTTGCCTTTAAAGAGTATATTTATGACAATATCGAGATAGACGGATTCGGCCTTAATAATGCTTATAACGAATCACAAGTTTTACATCTGGAACTTCATAATGAGAAAGTTAGAAAATTAGTAGATGGATTATACAAAGATTATGGGAAATTAATTGAAGTTAGCCAGGGTAATTTCAAGAAAAATAATTCGCGAAAGTTGGGGGTTAAGGTACCGACGAATTATCCTGAAACAGAAAAAGCTACACAGAAATTAAAAGATTTATTCCAGAATAAATTTAAAGAATTTTTTGAAGCAGAAGGCCCGGCTGTTGTTCCGCTCGTAAATGGTTTAGAAGTTGAAGAATTAAAATCTAATATTGGTGTTAAGGGAGGCTCTGACAATAATCAAATTAGGGCTTTTATTGATGATATATTTGATTTTGTAGGTATTGCGTTACAAATACCGCCGGTAATCTTAAAAGGCCAAGTTGCTGAAAGTGAAGATGTTTTTAATCAGTTTATAACATACTGCATTAATCCATTAGCTGAACTGTTAGAAGATGAAATTAATCGAAAATACTATGGGAAAAATGCTTACCTTAATAATACTTACTTAAAAGTTAATACTTCAAATATTAAAGCAGTAGATATTACAGATGTGGCAGAAGCCCTTGATGTATTAACAAGAATTGGTGGTTATTCTATTGATGATACATTGAAAAAATTAGGAATGGAACCACTTAACACCGAATGGAGTAAGGCACGCTGGATGACGAAAAATTATCAGAGAGTTGAACAAAGGTATGAAGGAACTGAAGAAGGAGGCGGTGGATAAATGGCACAATTGATATTTGATAATTATCTGAAAGGGGGTGACTTGCTTGAAAGAAAAAGAGTTGCCCGAAATTGAAACTAGGCTTGAAGTAAGGAATGAAACAGATGGAGACAAACCGGCAGAACTATATATATACGGCAGAATAAGACCAGCTCTGCCCTGGGACAGCGAAGATGATGATACTCACATATCCGCAAAAGCTGTTAAAGATAAATTAAATGAAGTTGCAAATGATAAGGAACTTAATGTTCATATAAATTCTCCCGGTGGGGAAGTTTTTGAAAGTATATCTATCAGGAATCTGCTCATGCAACACGACGGAGAAGTTAAGATTATAATAGATGGCCTTGCTGCTTCTGGAGCCAGCGTTGTTGCTACTGCCGGGTATGTCATTATGTTTGAAAACGCAATGCAGATGATTCATAAAGCCTGGGGATTAGCAATAGGTAATTCTGATGACATGCTAAAAATGGCTACAGATTTAGAAAAAATTGATGAATCTGTTTTGGCTAGTTACATGAAAAAATTCGTAGGTGAAGAAGAAGAACTAAAAGAATTAATTGCAGATGAAACCTGGCTAACTGCAGAAGAAGCTATTACATTTGGACTTGCTGATGAAATTTGGGAAGAGGAAGAAGAGGAAGAAGAGCCAGAAGAGGAAGAAGAGCCAGAAAATAACGTTAAAGAAAATTTATTTTTAAAATATCAAAAAGAAAATAAGAAAAAAGAGGAAGGCAAACCAGACAATGGGTCTGGTCTTTTTAATGCCTTTCAAAAAAATAATTAGGAGGTTTTGAGATTGAAAAACAAAGACTTAGAGAATAAAGAAGAACTTGAAATTAAAAATGACATGAAGGAAGCTATTGAAGAAGGAGACAGTGAGGCGTTTGTAGCTGCTCAAACTGCGCTGGCTAAGAAAATCGAAAATAGAGTGCTGGAAGAAGCTAAAAACGCAAAGCAAGAAGGAATATTGAGTGATCTTGATAAGGAAATTATGGCAAACCGCGGGCTTGACCTGACCGCAGAGGAAAGAGAATATTACAATGAAGTAATTGACGGCGCCGGATTTGCCGGAACTGAAAAATTAATGCCGGCTACTATTTTTGACAGGGTTTTTGATGAATTAAGAAAAAATCACCCTCTATTAAGTGAGATTGACTTCAAAAATACAACTGCTGTCACTGAATGGATTACTCGCACCAGCGAAGCTGAAGCTGCCTGGTGGGGCCAATTAACAGATACAATTGAAAAGAAGCTTTCTGCTGCATTTAAGAAAGAAGATACCGATCTGTACAAGCTATCTGCTTATATGCCTGTCGCAAAAGCTATGCTGGACTTGGGCCCTGAGTGGCTAGATAGATTTGTAAGAGAAGTATTATATGAATCTATTGCATTGGCTCTTGAAATGGCAATTGTGGATGGTACAGGCGACGGCGAACCCATAGGAATGGACCGAGATCTTGAAGGCGCTGTTGTTGAAGGTGTATATCCAAAGAAAACAGCACAATCATTAACAGATTTAGAACCCGGCACTTTAGGTCAAAAAATCATGGCCCCGCTTACGAAAGAGGGTGAGAGGGCAGTCCCTGAAGCATTATTGATGATTAACCCGCTGGACTACTGGGAAAGAATATTTGCAAAAACTACTTTCCTTACTGCTGATAAATCTTATGTATATGGTGTATTGCCTATCCCGGCAAAAATTGTTCAGAGTGTAGCAGTAACCAAAGGTGAAATGATTGCCGGAGTTGCAAAAGACTATTTCATGGGGATTGGCTCCAGCCAGAAGATAGAATACTCTGATCACTACAAATTCCTGGAAGACGAAAGGACTTATATCACAAAGCAATATGCCAACGGTAAACCTATTGACAATGACAGCTTCCTGCTGTTCAACATTTCAAATATGGCACCTGCTGTTGATACTACATTAAGTTCCTTATCTCTGGGTAGCTTATCATTGAGTCCCACATTTGATGCTAGCACCACTGATTATACTGCTAGCACTACTGATGCAAGCAACAATATTAAAGCTGTTGCGGCTAGTGATGATGCAACTATAGCAATTGCTGTCGATGGAACAAGTCATGAAAATGATACAGCTTATAGTTGGTCTGCTGGTGAAAATGTGGTTACTATCACAGTCACAAATGAAAGTGAAGCAAAAGTCTATACTGTAACTGTAACTAAGTCATAATTAAATTAAACAAATAACTAAAGGACCGGTTTTCTCCGGTCCTTTTAAATTTGAGGTGGTGAAATGCTTGAAGAAGTAAAAAATTATCTTAATATAACTTGGGATGATGAAGATGCAAAAATTCAAAACATAATTGATAGAGGCAAAAAAAGACTAGAAGGATTAACTGGTGGAACTCTTGATTTTACTTCTCCAGGATTACCTAAAGATCTGCTGCTCAATTATTGTCGATATGATTATAATAATGCAGTTGAATATTTTGAAGAGAACTTTCAGACCGAAATATTAAGACTACAGCTGAAAACTGGCGTTGACTTTCTGGCTTGTCTATCCGAACTGGTAATTGAAGGACTAACATTAACCCCTGAATTTGAGTCCAGAATTTATGAATATACAGCCACTACTACAGATGATTCTAATGTAATTACGGCAGAACCGATTAATGAAGATGCTGAAATTGCTATCACTGTAAATGATAC